ATGCCCTGCAAACCTTTAAGAAACGCGGTTCCGCTGATCGTTGCGGCGCTCCTTTCGAGCGCCTGCACGGTGAGCTATGCGGGCGGCTACAGCGGCTACCACCCCTACGGCCTCGAACCGATCCCCGGCAGCATCACCTATGGCGGCCAGCCGCGCACGAAGCTGAGAAAGGCGCCCGTCGGCAGCATCGTCCCCCATCAATTCATCGATGGTTTCGGACGGCGGGTCTACGAGACCTACGTGATCGAGCCGGATCGCTCGCTGCGCCTGGTGGATCGTCGCTACCGCGACTTCTTCCCCTTCGATGATTGAGGGGGAGGCCCTCAGCCCATCCGCATCAGCGCCAGTCCGCGCTTCACCACATCGGCAAAGGTCACGCCGAGCGAGGCGCCGCCGATGCCGATGACGCCGAGCGCGCCGAGCCCCATCAGCTTCCATTTGCGCACATCCTCCGTCACCGGCTTCATCTCGCGGATATCGTCCCGCGCCGTGGCGACGGCGCCCTCGAGCGCGCCCACCCGCCCCGCCAGGTCTTCCACCCGACGGCTTACCAAGGCGCGGGCGGCATCGCTTCGGTCCTCCGCGCGGCGAAAATCCTCTCGCAGGTTCTTCACCTCGGCAATGAGCGTGCCGAGCTGCTGGTGAACATGGCCGTCGATCATTCCCACCCCTCCCCGTGGCGCCGCCCTTCCCCATGACTCGAGCATTCCGCCTTCGACCAGATCGCCGCGGCGCAGAGGCCGACGACGGTCCGGTCGATCTTCCGCTGGTCCGCCGCCGTGGCGCCGCGCGCGCCGATGAGGTCAGTCCCGACCACCGGGCGCAGGCCGGCGACACTCGCCGGCGCCGAAGTTCCACAGGCCGCCGCCATCGATGCAGCGGTCAAAGTCGCTGCGGCGAGCAGCCGATTGCAAAGCCGCTTCATTGTTCTGCCTTTCGATTGTTTGCGTGACCGACCGGGCCCCCTCCTCGCGGATCTGGAGCACCGCCCAGACGACAGCGGCGATGAGCAGCGCGCCGGCGGCGATCTTCACCCCGGCCGGCATCACTTCATCCCCAGCGCCTGGCGCACCGCCGGCATCGAGGTGATCGCATAGGCCGCGAAGCCGACGATGACGGTGAGGATCGCGAGCTGCACCCGCCAGTCGAGCGCCACCAGATTGAGCTCCTTCAGCGCCGTGACGATCGAGCCGCCGGCGGTCAAGAGCCAGGTCCAGAACCGGCCGGACCGGCGGATCGGCTTCGGCCGCACCGGCTTCTCGGCCTGCATCGGCGCCTCCTCCGGCGTCCCGTGGAGCCGCGCCGCCGCGAGCGCCCGCTCCATGGCCGCCTCCACCGCCTCCGGCGCCACCAGCGCCCGGTTGAGCCCGTCGCCGGCATAATAGGATTGCCCCCGCCCGACCCTGCCCTTCGCGCCCTTCGTGGCCGCAAGCACGGGCAGCGACGCCCATTCCTGCGCAAGGCGTCTGCCGAACTCGGTGCGGCTCATTCTCCCGGCGATGAAGGCCTGATAGCCGCGGCGCTTCAAGAGGTGGTAGGCCATGCGGTCCTGCAGCTCCGGCGTGAACCGCTCCTTGCCGCTGAGCCCCATTTCGCCTTCTATGTCCCGCAGCGTGCGGGGCGCATCCAGCGTGTTCTTCATGAACTGGTAGCCGCCGGCCGCACTCGACCCGAACCGCCTCGTCCACCCCGCCTGCGCCGCCTCGACCTCGTCGAGCGTCATCGAAGTTATCGGCCGCGGCAGCTTGTCTTGATTGTTGCCGTAAATCACGTCATACGAGGCACGGTCGCTCCTGCCGACTTCCGCTTCACGAACGAAGTCAAGCAGCATCGCCGCGCCAAAGGGAACGGTTTTGTCCATGGATCACCTTTATTGTTCAGAGTCTGGAAATGACGTACGCGGCCTAACGCTGGCGCGCATTGTTCATGCCGAGGTGCTCGTGCAGACGATGCCATTCAAATGAAGAGCAACGGCAAAATCATCGACGCTCGCAGCACGAGCGACAGTGTCCTGGCGGCAATCAAATCCGACATTATCATTATCGGATCCGGAGCAGCCGCGTGTGCCATGGCTACTCGCTTGCTCGATCGCGGACTGCAGGTGACAATGCTCGAAGCGGGGGACTTTCTAGTCGACTCCGACAGTTCGCGTTTTTATGCGATGAATCGCCAAGAGCCTTTTGGACTCTCATTGCAGATTGGTGGTGCTACTAATCTCTGGTCTGGGCGAGTGGCGCCCCTCGAAAGCCGCGACATAACAACTTCGAGAGGTTGGCCCTTCGAGCTTAGCGAAATCGAGCCTTACTACGGTCAAGCTGCTGAACTCCTTAAGGTAAGGCCGACTCACTCGCTTGCCGAAATTGCCCCATATGAAGGTTCCTCACCCAAGTGGAAGGAATTCCTCCAGGACCGCTCTGTTTCTATCAAGCGCTTTCAGTGGAACCGCCCGACATTCAACGGCCTGGTTCACTTGAAAGCACTTGCCTCCCGATATTCCAACCTGACGCTGATTTACAATTGCCGTGCATTGAAACTGCTTTCAGACGAACTCGGCCGCCGAGTGCATTTTGTTCTCGCCGCGATTGGTACAGACAAGACGGTTCAGTTTTCTGCTGAATTTTTTGCGCTCTGCGCAGGAGGATTGGAAAATCCTAGAATTATGCTCAATAGCAGAAGCACCGGCGGCTTTTTGGCCAATGACAACATCGGCCGCTATTTTTCAGGTCACCCGAAGGCAAATGTCGGGCGCATCCATCTATTTCGCCCTGTTCGTGCCCGGTCGCCGCTCTTTTGCGACATTGAAACGTCCGATGGAGCTTTTCGGTTCGGGATAGGGCTGACCGCAAACGAGACGGAGAATGCGATACCCCTCAATCACTATGTGCAGCTATCCCCGAAGTTTGAGTCCATCGGTTTCAGGCTGTTGGAGCACGCCCAACACATAGTTGGTGGTACGACTAGGTACAGTAGGGAAAATTCCCCGGCCAAGAATGTGGTTCGCCATGTGGTCACAGCTGCCTCTGCCCTTGGACAGTTGCTATTCAATCTCATCGGTAAAGTTGGTCTGCTGGGCAAAGGTGGGTCAGTACTGGTCGTCCGCGGCTTTTTCGATCAGGAGCCGAACGCCGAAAACAGAATCGAGCTGACAGAGGAACTTGATCCTTACGGAATGCGCAAAGGAAGAGTAAAATGGTCGATCACGCGTGAAGATCAGCAGACCATAGAAGACTTTCTTTCAGAGCTCTCGTCACTGCTTTCCAAGCACGAGATTGGCGTCCTCAAGTCAGATTTGCCGCCAGTCGGCCATCCTTGGTCGTTGACCGAAATTCACTCGCACTTCATGGGCACTACGCGCATGGGCCTGAATCCTCACGACTCTGTGACCGACGGAGACGGAAGGGTCCATGGCGTCGAGAACCTGTATGTAGGTGGATCCTCATTGTTCACGACTTATGGGTACGCCAATCCTGTCCTGACAATTATGGCGCTTGCATTGCTTACTGCAGATAAGATATGCGAACGGCTCCACACGAAGACAGGTGCGATACATTGACTATTTCCCCCGAATTGAGTCCGAAACAACAACGCGCAAAACGCTCGCGGTGGCAGAAGTTATCTCGCAAGACATACTTTGGTGGCAAGCTTTCGACCAAGAACTTGGTGCGCCTCTGCAAGGAAAATGCATCCGACAAACGGACAATCATCATCCACACAGAAGACGTGGATTACAGAGAGTTCTTTCCAAACTCTTTTCTCGTTTCGAAGGCTCCTACCAAAGGATATGATCTACTCGTAGACAAGTACTATCATCTCGATGGCATCGAAAGTGAGAGCTACGATGTGGCACTTTGCACCGGTTTGCTTGAGCACATTCCGGACCCGCAGCGACTAATAGACGACATTAAACGCATTCTTAAGCCGAACGGAAAGTTAATCATATCCGCATCCGCTGTGTTTTCATTTCACGAGGGTCCGGATAATTTCTTTCACTTCACACCGTTCGCCTTCAAACTTCTATTCAAGGACTGGAGTGAAATAGAAGTCCTCAGGGGAGCAAGCAAGCCCTTCGAAACAATAGGAATTCTGATGCAAAGAATTCTATATCAATGCGATGTATTCCCCCTGGCTCGACCGTTTATCGAGATCATGGCTCGGACGGCACGGGTGTTCGATATTTTCGTAACCCAGCAATTTGATATCACTTGGAAGTATAGTGACGATCATAAGATCGATTCAATGATGCCCTCTAACATTCAGGCCGTCGTGAGGAAGTGATATGTCGGCACCAGAACCAATTGCGATTTCGCATGCTCAATTTGACGAGCGCCGATACCTGAAGCTTTAGTAGACTTTAACTGTACTAGCCTGGCCCGAATGGACGACCTCCTGAAAGCTCACCTCTGGCGTCAAGCTCAGCACCAGCGATTCAAGATGTCGCCGTACCGCCCCCAATGAGGCGCTACCGCAATTTCCGGAAGCGAGAAAGCAAAGAAGTAACGGACCAAAAGACGAGCCGGTGGCCCCTAAAATACATGCTGCCGGGTCGATGAATCGATAGGGCATAGAGATACGAACGTCGCTCTTGCAGATATGACCTGTACTTCTTGACCACCCGACGTCGTGCATCATTCTGCCGCGCCCGCTTGCTTGCTGAGAGGCTGAGGTGCTGAGTGACCAAGCTTTCCTCGCAGCCAACGATCAGCCCGCCGGACAAGACAAAGCGAATCGCCCATTCGCGATCTACAGCCCTGCGGAAACTCTCATCGAAAGGGAACTTGCGCAACGTTGAAACCCGAGTGAGCATCGTACATGTACCGACTCTTCCACCCCCGGGGAGTGGATCGCCACACAGTAGATGTAGAGCAACTGCATTGCCCCCCACTGGATTGGGGGTTCCCATGGCACGCAGGCTCGTTGTCCTGCCGTCAGAAATGACGCTCCTCGTGCAGTACACCGAGACGGGCGCCGAATGCTGTTCTTCTGCCATCAGCAGTCTCGCGACCTGCTCCTTGAGTCGCCTCGGAGAATTCTCGTCGTCCGCATCCAGAAAAGCCAGGATTTCACCCGTCGCCTCGCGGCAAAGCGTATTCCGCGCGCCAGCATTACCTTTATTCAAACTATGAGTGACCAGTTTTACCCGAGAATCTTGCCGCGCGACTGACTGGACGATTTCTCTAGAGTGGTCCGTGGAAGCATCATCGCAGACTAGGATCTCTAGATTATCCCAGTCCAATTGCCTAGCCGAAGACAGTGCCCGCTCAATCGTTTCTTCCGCATTGTAACAGCATATAGCAAGTGTCACACGCATCGTCTCCCGACTCCTATCGTGACTCGCGCCAGCTCAACGGCAGTATTTCCGTCGTGGCGTTAAGGATCCAACTGAAGATGAACTCTGCCTATTCGGCGCACTATAGACACGCCTAAGCAATAGCTCGGACAGGTACGGCGTTGGGTTCCAGTGCGGGGCTGCCTGAACGCACGAAAAGAACGTCGACCAGGCGATTGTGCGCCCTGTGGGGAATGACGTCAGCTACTTCGAAGCCTTGCTCTGCCATGTATGCGATAAGCTCTGAAAATCGATACCCGCCTTCGAACCGGCGACGAAGACTTGCCTCGGTAAAAACAAAATGCGTCTCCCGGAGCGTCTGCTCAGCTCCTTTGAGGACATCAAGATCAAAGCCCTCAGTGTCGACTTTTATCCCGAACGGACCTGCGTAGTCCTTTTTTGCCAGAAGTTCATCAAGCGTGGCTACTTCAATCTCTACCGTTTTCCCCGGTTGCCGCTTCCAGTCTACGCGTTTCATCAAGCTGGAGGAGGGGCCTTCAAGTGAAAGGGTCGCTACGCCCCTGGTAGCTCCTGCCCCTGACTGAATGTAGTCAAAGTCTAAGCCTCTTACGCTATCTGCGGCCTTTTCCATCGTATCTGGCTGCGGATCGATCAGTACAAGCTTCTTGTCCTTGAAGACTTCATAGAACACCGGACTGCCCTTATAGACGCCGATATCAACAAAGGTGTTGATCTCGAACGCATACCGCTTCAAGTAGGCCGCTGAGTAGCGCTCCTCGGAAACATGGAAACCGTGTCGCGTAAGCATCGAGGCTGCTAACCGAAGCGCTCGATTTGATAGCTTTTCCTTAATCATAATCCCCTCAGCAATTGCAGCATCCATCGAGCGGCCAGACACATTTCCGGCGAGCGAACGAGAGTTGGATCAAATTTTGGGGCAGTTGTCCGGCGTGTAGAACACGGAAGTTCGCCATGGCCGTCCATTGACCGGCCCGAAGCCATCGAAGTCGATGCGGCGATATCCGCTATCGGTCAGGAGATCGTAGCCCTCCTGGTATCTCTCGCGTTCACTGTTGTCCCAAATGATTGCGGATGGCCGTGCCTTCAGGTTCATAGTAGCCCTCGCGCAATTTACACGATCACGGCCATCGATCACTACAACGTCGAAAGGGGCGTCCTGATGGCGTGTCACCTCGGTGGAATAGTCTCCTCCCGGCACCAACTCGCGATAAACATAGGCTACATTGTCCGGTGTCTTTCTCGAAATCATTTCGAACCACGCGCGGTCATGTTCTACGCTGACAACCGACGTGGCCTTGCGGCTCCACCAAAGCGTAGAATTACCGCTGCCGTATTCGAAAACGCGTAGGCCACCCAAGTGTCTGGTGCCAAGAAAGTGAAGCATGGGGTAGGTGTACCAAGGGCATGGCTCACCGTCAGCGGTCAATGGCTTGTGCTGCTTTGCACTCTCCAACCAACCCATCTGTCTCGCGCTCTCAATGAGTTTTGGAAAGAAGTCGCGAGGGATATCAGGGGTCTCCCAAAGAAGCAGGTCGAGCTTCTGTTCAATCTTTGGAATGCGGTCGATGAGCTTTGTTGCTTTTACGAAGTTCCTCATCGCGCCCAGCATCATAGTCTCCCTCGGTTGCGGAGATGCTTAATGGCTTATCTGCGTTGCCAGTGCAAGCGGTCGCAATTCCGTCAGTAGGCCCCGCACCGAGCGGCAGGATCGCGCAGGTCCCCTCAAGAGGCGCCGGTGCATGTCCTTGCACCGGGAAGAATGGATGATCCGCGAACCATTGCCGAATCGTCAGGTTCAGGCCGAATCCGTCTTCCGGACGACTGCAGTAATCCGCGTTGTACGTGTTCCCGTCCATGTCAGTGATGTTGCAGCGGAGAATAAAGACGCCGACTTCGCTCGTGGCCTTGATCGAAGCAACAGAGTTCAGTGTCGGGTGGACAGATGTTGTCGACATTTATGCAACCCTCTGCAGAAGGGTCCAGCCGTCACCATTTGTCCCGCGAGCCCGCCAGGTTCCCGACAATACAGAACCCGCATCCGTATGGCCGGAATAGAGATACTGATAGTTGAGGTTTGAACGCAGACTTGGCGTTACTGAGGCGTTCCGCGCGATGTTATTAGTATAACATAAAATGATGTGTCCCAAAGGAAAGCTAGTGTCATTCGCACCGGTACCAGTATAAACCTCCGCCGCCGTAAACCCCAACGCATGCGTATGGCTCGAGGGCGTAACGGAATTTGTCGTCGAGTTGGTGATGCTGCCGGGCGTCCCCAGCGTCAGCGTCCGGTTGGCGGCAAGGTCGCCGCCGCCGGTCAGGCCGTTGCCGGCGGTGATCGTCCGCGCTTCCGGCGCCACGCCAAGAGCGTCGTAGTTTCCAGCCGTCAGAATTTGGCTTCCGAACAGATAGCCTATGTTCGTGTCGCCCTCCAGTTGAAGCGGGTGCGGGGTGTCCCAGGCTCCGTTCCCCGTCCTGTCGACGAGGACGTGGAAATTCTGGGAATCGACATAGGCCCAGAAGTCATAGGCACCGGATGTCGTGTCGGTGAATTTGAGCCTGGGATTCCCGCCGGATATCTCGATCTCGTTTCCGCTGGTCGCGATCTTCCCTGAAACGGAAAGCGTGGTGATGCCGGAATAGGCACCGGAAATCCGAGCGTCGGGGACCGTGCCGGCCGTGAGGTTGGACGCATCGTTGGCGCCGAGCGTCGCGCGCGCTGCGGCTGCATCCGCGTCGTTGAGAAGCGTCTGCATGAATGCCGAAACACCGAGCGTCGTCAGCGCGGCCGCGGCGTTCGCATCGCCGAGCAGCGTCCGCGCGAAGGGCGTCAGCGCCGTCGTCGCATAGGCATCTGCCGCGGTCGTGTAGATCATCCTGTCGGCCGAGGTGGTAAGCCCGGAAATCGAAGTGAGCGCGGCATGGGCCGTCTGGGCGCCGAGCGCCGTTCGGGCGGCGCTTGCCGATGTGGCACCGGTTCCGCCCGCGGTGATCGGCCGCGCGGCATTGGCATCGGCCGTCAGGTCGTCGATCAGCGCGTTATAGGGCACGCTCTGGATCGTCGTGTTCGGCACGCCCTTGGTGCCGGCCGGGGGTGAATAGACTCCGCCTGTTCTTGGCAATGGTGCCTCCATCAAATCTAAGCCGGGAGCATCTCGGGGAACGTCACGAAAGGTCGGCTTACTTTGGCATCTTCCCCGCCGCGAAGAGCCGCCCATAATCCACTCGCCGCATGCCGTCGGGTCCGCGGACGACCGCATCGGGGCGGGTCTTCTCCACCTCCTGCGCCATCACGCCGACATGCTTCGGCCCGCCGGCGGGCTCGCCCTTGTAACGGTATTCGTAGAGATTGTGCCCCTTGAGCCTGCCCACCTTCTCGATGTTCTTCTTGGCGCGGCGGTCGGAAAGCGGGATTTTCCCGAACATGCCAAGGACGTTTCCGAGCAAGCTGCTTCCCGCCTGCTGCCGCGCGTTATAGGCCGCCACCTGGTTCTGGTAGTTCTGCTGCACCAGGCCTGCATAATCCACCGGCTGGATCGATTGCCCCTGCGTCGGCACGAAGTTCGGGTTCGTCACCTGCGCGCCGGAAAGCAGCGCCGAAATCTCGTTGATCGGCTGGTTTCGCATCGCATATTGCTCGTTCAGATAGTTCGAGCGCGCCGCATTGCGGGCGTTGAGCAGCGCCTGTTGCGCATTGAAGCCCTGGTCCTTGAGCGCGTTGTTGGCGGCCGTTGCCGATTGGCCGTTCTGATGCATCTGCTGCAGCGCATTGTTGCTGAAATCGGCATTCTGCAGCGCCTGGCCATAGGCCTGCGCCTGTGCCGCATTTTCAAAACCCGCCTTGTCTCGCGAGAGGCCCGCGAGCCGCGACTGCTCCTGCCCGGCATTCAGCACGGCCGCAATGCGCGCGTCGTTCGCCGCCCGGTTCGCCTCGTCGATCGCGCGGTCATAGGCCTGCGATCCCGGCTGCAGCCCCTGGTTCGCAAGTCGCGTTTCCAGGGCGCTGCGGTCGCGCTCGAGCTCCGGGTTGAGGCGGGCCATCAGCGCCTCCTCATATCTGCGCGTGTCCAGATCCGTATCGTAGCTGCGCGTCAACCTGCCGGCATCGCCGACAGAACTCGCAAGCTTCGGCCCGCCGGAAAACTGCTGGTATTGCGGCAGTGCGAGCTTCGATGGGTCGCCCGCCGCCGGCGCGCCGGAAAGGTCCACCGGCTTGCCGAGCAGGTCCGTCAGCCGGGAGGACTGCTGGTTCGCAAGCGTCGCGAGATTGAGGTTCGCGCCATCGTTCTCTCTCTTGATCGCCGCCTGCTCGGGAGAGAGCTCCTGGACCGCCGTCCAACTCGGCAGGTCATAGGCCTTGCCGCTCATCGGATCGGTCCACTTGTTCGTGCCCGACACCTTGTAGGTAAAGCTGCCGTCCGGCGTGACCTGGTTGACATTGCCGATATAGCCATTGGCAACGGCCGTCCCGATATTCGTCGAAGTCTGCGCCGCCGCCGTCGCCTTCGGATCGGGGGGAGTGGGGGCTTTCGATTTTCCCATGAGAGCACCTTGTTGGAGAATGGATGAGTGGTAGGAGGAAAGACGGTGCCTGGCTCAGATGACTTTCGAGCTCTGGCTGAGGCTTGCGCGTGGATCCTCGGCTCAATCCTTTGGTTTAACCGGAGGACGAGGACGACTGAGTCTCGGATCAGTCCTCGAGTCTCAGAGGACGAGAATGACCTATCGCGAGACCTTGGGATGTGACGGATGCGGCTGCGCAGGTGACGATCCTCGCCAGCGCCAAGCGAGTCTGACTAGACTTAATCACTCCTAATCATTATGATTAGCTTTGAATCGAAGAGGATTTTTGATGGAAACAAGGGTCTTAACTGCTCACGTGCCGCGACCGCTGGCGGAGAAGGTGGACGAGATCGCGGCGCGGCTGGAACGATCGCGCGGCTGGATTGTCAAGCAGGCGCTGTCTGCCTGGATCGATCAAGAAGAAGAGCGCCGGCGCTTGACGCTGGAGGCGTTGGCGGATGTCGACGACGGCCATGTTATTGATCACCAGGCCATTGAAGCCTGGGCCAACAGCCTCGACAGCGATAAGCCTCTGCAGCCGCCGCTGTGATGGAGCTCAAGTGGACGACCAAGGCGGTTTCGGACCTCGGCCGTCTCTATGATTTTCTCGCACCGGTCAATCGTTCAGCTGCAGCCCGGACGATTCAGTCACTGACTGCCGCTCCAAAATGCCTGCTCGAACAGCCGCGCCTTGGCGAAAGGCTCGAGGAATTCGAGCCCCGGGAAGTCCGGCGAATTCTCGTTGGCCATTATGAGATCCGCTATGAAATCCAACAGTCGATGATCTATGTCTTGCGGCTTTGGCATACGCGCGAGGATCGATAGAGAGAGAGAGAGAGAGAGAGAGAGAGAGAGAGAGAGAGACGCCTTATCGAAAAGGGGTTCCTGTGGCGGCGAAAGACCGTACTTCGAATGTTAAGGTGGATGCAGTGCTGGTACGCGCCGAGGAACTTGACGCGCTCGACTCCATCCGCGGCCGTGACCAGCTGGCTGCGCTGCTGACCGAAGACGACGTCGCGACCTTAAAACATCTCGCCAGCGAAGGCATAKGTGAGAACACGCTGCAGGCGCTCGCCTCGGACCTCGGCTATCTCGAGGCTGGTGCCGGCTGGCGAACCGGATCCCCGTCCCCTGGCCAGCGCCGCAATCACTACTGCTGAAGTTCGTCGCCCACCACCTCTGGGACCCGGTCAAGCGCGCCGAGGACCCATCGCATGGCATGCCGGCGGACGTTGAGGTCGGGTCGCGCTCAGAGCGCCTGCTCAGAGCCGCCAACTCGCACGCGCCCGGCACGGTACGGCGACGGCTGATGTCGTGGTCGATCCTCACCCGCTGGCGCGGCCTGACCGGCGCTTCGGCGCGCCGTCACTGAAGAGCGCCCTCCGGCTGGCGGTCAAGGCGAGCAGCCGGCCGCGGCAAAGTAAGAGCAAAAAGGCGGTAACTGGTGATGTGCTGGCAAAGCTGCTCGCCGCCTGCGCCGGCGAACGCCTCGTCGACCGGCGCGACTGGCAGGTGCCGCAAAAGCCGCGAAAACAGGGTAGCTTGAACCGCATGGCATTGATCTCCGATTTGGAACCAAGACATTGGAAAACGTCTGATTCCATGGTGGAATCAATGCCATGCCGGTTCAAGCACAACGAACCGGACAGCCGTGTGCCTTGAGCCGAAGATCCACGCACAACCGAGGCCCGTCGTCTCTCCTAAGCGCCACGAACTGTCAAAGCCGATTGACGGCATGCGCCCGCCAGTCATCGTCCGTCAGCGTGAAGATGATTTCCGCCTCCCCGCGTCCGCGCAGGCGGGGAACGCGATGGCTCGTGAACCCGAAGCGCCGGGCGATATCGACCATGCCGCGGTTCTCCTCCGAGACACGCAGCACCGCCAGCTGGCAGCCGATCTCCTCGAAGGGGTAGCCGAACATGGCTTTCAGCACCGGCCGCGTCAGCCAGCGCTTGCTGGAAGACGCCGCCGAAAGCTCGATGACGCCCGCTTCCGGGGAATAATTGTGGTAGACCACGCCGGCGATCAGTTCGCCGCCATCCAGGACTCCCAGCGTCGTGAAATCGGCAAAACCCCTTTCGCAGCCGCCTATCTGCCTCGCGACGAAGGCGCCGATCGCCTCGTTGGTCGCGGGATCGCCCGCCCCGCCCCAGATGATCCTCGGCCCGAGGATCAAGCGCTCCCCTCCCCCGCCGACACCTGCAGCGTGGCGAGATCCACCGCAATGTCGAGCTTCACCGCGCCGCCGGAGGTGATGACGCAGCCGACGGCAAGCATGTCGCCTGCCGCCCGCACGTTCTGGCGAAAATCATAACGCAACCGCTCCGACACGCCGTCCCAGCGCGCCACGTCCCAGAGTCCGACATCCCATTCCGGCGACGCCGTATCGCCCTCCGTCACCCGGTCGAAGGGCGGCGCGGTCCTGTCGAAGTCCGCCCGCGCGAATAGCTGCACTTTCGGCTTCGTCTTCGCGCGGAAATACATATGCGCCAGCGCCGCCGCCGTCCGCTGGCCGAACTGTCCGGCCGGCGTGAACTGCGAGAGATAGGTGGCGGTAAAGCTCAGCCCGTCGTCGGTGCCGCCGGTGTCGCCCTGCCAGCAATAGCCGCCGAGCGATCCGAAGAAGAGGCCGCCCTGCAGCGTCTCGAAGCAGTTTGCCCGCCAGTTGCTGATCGTCGACCAGCGCCCGTTTAAAACATTCATGACGAAGGTCCTGTCGCTGACGACGCTGTTGTCCGGAAAGGCGACGAAGACGAGATTCTGCTCGGCCCAGGCTTTGAGCGTCCAGCCCGAGCCGGTCGCATTCGCCGCCTGCCGCCAGTCGTCCTCGATCGGCCGCGAGACGGAGACCTGCGCCAGCGCCTGCCCTTCTCGCTGATGGAAGTCGCGCTGAAACACTTGGCTCATCGGCGTCAGGCCGTCCGTCGTGGCGATCAGCACGTCGCCGCCGACACGGATCCAGGCATTCTTCCCGAGCGGCTTGCCGATCTGGTAGACGCCCTTCAGTGCGAAGTCGCTGGCGCTCGAAGGGTCGGAGCCGGCATAGACGGCGATTTCCCCCTCGGTCGAAACGAAGACGCAGAGATCGGAAAGCCCGTCGCCGCTTTCGAGCGACCAGGAAAAGCCGGTCAGCAACGATCCGCCCCTCTTCATCACGCCGCCCAGCGGAAACACCGAAGCCGCGCCGCCGATTGCATTGACGGCCAGGTAATAGGCATCGAGCGTCGCATTCTTCAGGAAGAATTCGCGGTTCTTGAAGAGCCAGCCATAATTGAGCTGAGCCATGGTCGTCGCATCGGAGAAGCTGATCGCCGGCGTCGTCGCCCAATTGGTCCCGTCATAGATGCGGCGCGTGTCCGCGCCGTTGAGGCAGACGAGAAAGGAGCCGCCGGCCGTCGTGTGCTGAAAGGCGCACCAGTCGCCGCCATTGAGACCGCTGACCTCCGCCGCCGTCGTCGCCGGCGGGACTGCCGGCGCCGTCATGTTGTAGATCGCGCTCGCCGTCGCCATGAACAGCTTTTCATTGCTGCCATATTTATATTTGAAGGCGCTCCGGATGGCGCCGCCATCCGCCGCCAGCCCCGCCTTCCGTGAACCGCCGCGGATCGTGCAGCCGGTCAGCGTCGGCAGGAAATTGCTGAGCACGCTCGCCGATCCCGGCGCTTGCGAGGCCATGTCGGCGGTCGTCACCAGCCCGCCTTTCGGCGCCGGAAAGGTCACCGCCTGCGAGGTTGGCGAGCGGCCGATGCTCGCCTGGCCGCGATTGGTGAGCGGCAGCCGGCCGGGAAGAACCCTCGTCATGATGCCCCCCTGTCCGCATTGATCTCCTGCAGGAGCTCCGCTTCGAATTCCGCAAGATGGTCCTCGAAGGGCAGGCCCTTCTGCCGCTTCCAGCGCCAGATCAGCCCTTTGGCAAGCAGCCGCTCCGGAAAGAGCATCGTGTCGTCGTCGGCGCGAAAGAGATCGCGCTCCTCGTAAGGGTCGCCGAGCACCCAGTTCTTGGAGAGATAGTCGATGGTCGCCCCGGCTGCCGCAGCGGCCGGGGAAAAGAGCATCTCCTTGCCGCGAAGGTGGCAATAGAGCGCCTCTGAGCCGACAGCCGCGACCACCGCCCATTGCGCATCATTCGTCACCAGCCGGATGCATCCGCCGTCTGCGCTGCGGACCGCACCCCCCGGCGCAAGCCGCTGATAGTCGGAGGGCAGCAGTTCCGGCGAAGCGGAAACGGCAAGGCTCTTCACTAGGCGCCGCCAGTCGGCGCGCCGCGCGATCTCGCCGCCCGCCTCCTGCGCCAGCGCCACCATCGTCTGCGCATTGGGGTCATTGGTCCCGTAGACGCTGTCGAAACGGTCGAGCGAGACTATATCGCACGCTGCATTGACCACCGTCAGAAGCGTCATGGCGTCAGCCCTCCGATGGCGATTTCGGCATTGCCCCAGCGCAGGCGCTCGTCGGCGAGCCCGAGCCCCGCCATCGCCTGCCGCTTCAGCGTCTCGGCCGCGCCCGCCTTGGCCGCATCCCGTTCCCAGATGGCGATTTCCTCGACCAGCCCGTAGAGATAGACGTCGGGCGCCTTGTCGATCAGCCAGTTGCTGGGCTCGGCCGCCGTGAGCGCCGGTATCCTGGCGTAATAGGTGACTTCCAGTTCCGCCGCCCCCTTCGGCCGCACCCGGATCCGGTCGCCGATGATCGCATAGCCCGCTGGCGCGCCGCCCGATGCTGCAAGCACCGTTAGTTCCGCCAGCGGTCGCGCCCGCAGCACCCGGCTGCCCGGCGCAAGCACCTGCCGTGCCTCCAGAAAGTCGGCGGGCAAGGTGCCCTCGCCCTCCGCCAGCGCCAGCAACGCCACCTTCTCCATGTCGGCAAGGCGCAGCACGCGATTGAACTTCTGTTCCGCGAGTGAAACGAAGCGCGGGAAGAGATGGGCAATGTCGTCGCGACCGGCATAGGCGCCGGCATCGACCAGCAGGGATGCATAATCCGATATCGTCATAGCCGTCCCTCGAATGTGCGCCACGCGCGGTTATCGCCGTCATTGAGCCACCGCTTCACATAGCGGTCGTCCCCTTCGGAATGGGCCCGGACCAGGTTTTCCGAATGCGCGAGATTGAGCGGGATCGAGGCGACCTTGGCCCATTCGCCGAAGCCGTTGCCGGCGGTCGCATTGCGGGTAAAAGCGTTCTGGCGGACGAGGTTTTCGACCGGATAGTCCGTCCGCCAATGCGTCCTGTTGCCGTCCTCCATCACCCAGACGGAGCGGCCGGTCAGGAAATCATAATCAAACAGCTTCCAGTCGCCGTCGCGGATCACCATGGTCACTCTCCCGGCAGCGGATCGGCGCGCTCGGCCTTGCCCTTGGCGATCAGGAATTTAGCCGCATCGAGCGGCACATCGAGTACCGTGCCGGCCGGGACACGATCCCCTTCAGTTACCCATGTGTCGTAGAGAAGCCTGACCGGTAAATATTTTGTCTTCACTTCACTCATCGTGCGCCTCGTTCCAAAAACAAAAAGGCGCCTCTCGGCGCCCGTATGAATGTCGGCGGTTCACCACGCGCCGCTAGCTGGCGGCACTCAGGCCGAAGAGGTCTGCCGCGATGCCGAGTCCCTTTTCGTTGTGCACCTTGAGCGTGCCCTCGCCGATGATCACGCCCTTGTCGGCGTCTCCGGTTCTGGCGACATCGCGATCCTCCTGAATATTGCGGAGCCACAGGAATGAGAGCATGTCACTGTCGATGAAGAAGGCGTTGCGCGCCAGACCGGCGCTGACTGCCTGTACACGGTTGGGATGGATCATCACCGTGCCGAACGGCCCCTCGTAATAATCCGCCGTCGCAACGATCGTGTTTCGCTCTCCGCCCTGCGAGACCGCATAGCGGAAAGGCGCAACATTGCTGTCGGACATGAAGGTGACGAAGACGGATTTGACGTATGGCGAGACCGAGACATGGCGGAAGTTGGCGCCGTTCTGGTAGCCCTGCTGCATTACGTCGTCCAGGATGGCTTTTGTGAATGCCCGTTGTGTGCCGGTGACCGGCGCCACAGTCAAACCCGTCCCGGGGTTGAAGCCGCCATTGGCGCCAGCGGCCCCACGCGAGACGTTGGTCTCGACCCAGGTGTTCAGTGAGCCGAATTCGCGCGTGGCGCCACCGGCCGAAGCGTTAGTATCAACGATGGCGAATTCTACGTCCTTGCGGATTTCCACGCCCTTCTTGAGTTTCTGGTACTTTCGCTTCTGCACATTGCCGGCTTCAGCCGTCACCTCCTGCGTCGCGGAGATAATCCAGTCCTTGCGCATGATTTGCGTATAGTTGCCCAGCCGCTTCGGTGGGGTGATCGCGTCGAAGGCATATTCCTCGCCTTCCTCGCGGATATTGGCACCGGGCGCGGCGAGTTCGTCCGTCTCCCATTCCGGGTGGACCGTGACGCACTTGCCCTTCTCGATCAGCGAATAGATTGGCGTGTCCTCCGGCGTGATGCGCGACACCACATCGGAAAGCTCCTCGCGATTGCCGACGGCCTCGGTCGTCTGGAATGTGTTGGTGACAACTGCCATGTGTTCGTCCTTCTAAAAATGATGCGCGCGGCCAACCGCCCGCCAGCAAGCGAGCGGACGGCCATTTCATGTCGGGAATCAAATGTCGTTCGTTTGGGCAATGGGCGTGCCCTATACCGTCCCCCCCTGTTTGGGGGAGATGGCCGGTCCACCCTCCGCAGCTGCAGCGCAGCTGCTGCGGAGGACGGGCAGGCCAGAGGGGGTAAACGCGTCCGTCCTGCTTTGTCGACTACTCAAAATCGACCGCCATCGCGTCGCGGATCGATCCGCTTCGCGTAAGACGCCGCATCGCCTCGCGGCTTTCTCGGTTCTGCCGCTGCGCCTGGCTCTTTGCCTTTAGGCGCGGTACCGGCGCCGGCGCCTCAGTTACCTTCTGCAAAGCCTTCGCACGCGCCCGCTCGGCGTTGAGCCCAAGGCGGGCATAGTGCGCGAGCTTGAAGAGGCGGTGGTCGATCACCTCGCGCATTTCCTGGTCGGAGAAGCCGAGTTCCCGCGCCGTCTCGAAAGCTTCGGCGAAGAAAGCCTGCCGCCCCTCCTCCTGTCCCGTCTGCGGGAAAGCTTCGAGGAGTTTGGCGTTCTCCAATGCTAGCCTCTCCCCGGCCGCCGCAGCCTCCAGTTCCGCTGCGACGCCTGCCGGTTCTTCGGCCAACGCCATTACCCGAGCAAGCTCCTCAAGCCCTGCCTGATGCAGCGCCCATTGACGCTGATAGGCCTGCGGATCGTGGAGCCTCAGTGCTTCCGGCGGCTCGCCCGGAACCTGCCCCGCAACCAATTCGGCCACGGCCTTAGCGGTCGCAGCCACACGGCTGCTCATGCTTTCGAGCGCGCGGCCACGATTGGCCAGATCCTGGGTCTTGTGTCGGTAGTCGCGGTCGCGCATGTAGCCGAGCTTCAGTTCCTCAAGCGGAACCTGCTCGCCGCCCTTGAGCGTCACGATCATGTCCTCGGCTTCGTTGGCCGCCTCATCCTCGTCAGGAGGCGTCGGCTCGTCACCTTCGGGATCAATCTCGTCTGGCTCACCGGCGTAGTCTTCAGTCCCCTCGCCGTCCCGCTTTTCCTCTTCCTCGCCTCGCGGGTTGGCCTCGTGCGGCTCCCGGAAGTCGAGGTCGGCGTAGCTCGCGGGATCGACCGAGCCGTCAACGGTTTTGCTCCCGCCGAAAGGCAGGTTGGCACTATCGTTCATCATGGAAAGGACCTTTTTTGTGAGTTGCTAAGCGGCGCGATTGCGCGGCTTATTTGCGCATCGAAGAACTACGCCATTTCGACGAGTTGCCTCGGCTTCATGACTCAATTTTAAAGCATGCAACTTGAAGACGGTAGAAGCCCGCTCCTGACCTCCGACGCACCGCATTACGCAGGGGCGCATGTTCCCTCCGTCTTGGCTTGTTCCGTCAGGAACTTAAGCTTGGCACGGAAATTCCGAATGGCCCGCGCCTCGGCTGCAAAGGCCGCGCGGGTCTCGTGGTCGGGAAGCCTCGCATTGACGCAGCCGTTGATCGCCGCTGCTTCCAATTCGTCCATCAGCCGATCAAACAGCGGATTGTCGAGAAGCGCCCGCGCCGCTGCAGCTTTTTCTTCTGACCGCATTGCGTGGACCTTTCTTTCGGGCTTCCATCATTTGGTCAAAGGAGCCGCGGCCGTAGCAATCCTATTGCCGGGCAGCGTGCACGGGATCGGCCAAGTTTCCGCGAGGCCGTGGGATATGCCGGTGGCTGGGAGTAAGTGCGCAATTGCCTCGCGGCACCGAGAGGTCATCAGCGCCGCAACCATGTTCCGCTGCTGAGGAGAACGCTGAATAGAATCTGAGCGTTTGCCCCATATGACGAGAGCCCTGCGCCGAAAAGTGCCCATCATTCTCGTAAATAGGGATTTCGTGATCCACCGATCGGCACGAATTTCTATCGCAAAGATATTCATCGAAATTCAAGACGGGGAACTGTGCCGCTATAATACCCAGAATGGCGCGCACATCGCGATCGTGGTGCCTAACCGCCTCTATTGGCAAGTCACAACTAGAGGCCGGCAAGCTTAGGAGCTCGGCTCTCGCAACACAGAGTCCTGTGTTGCGCCCATCCCTTGGCGGCGGGGCGATCACTACTGGATGAAACCCATGCGCTCTCAACCATGACAAAGTAGCCTGGAAATTCTCGACTACGGGTCGCACTCCTGATGCAGACGCACCGGTCTCGCGAAGCAATACCATTTTCTCGGATACATATTGTAGAAGAGGTGAAGACAGCACAACATATTTGATGGACTTGTTCTTCAGTAGAAATCTCCGGACACTTTCATTGTGCTCAAGACACTTGTCGGACCAACTATCTCCTAATCTCTCAAGAATAGGCGCCATATCGAAAAATGGACCGCAGTTGTTTTTGGTTAGTTGAACGAGCCTGACATCACTCTTGGACGCCATAACCCCATCAACGAGGTGTCTCGCGAATGAATCCCCCCAAATGGCAATTTCAGGCTGATCGCTTGTAGCGCAAATTAGGTCTACAACCCCGTCACAATGTTTGCCGATACCCACACTTGGCTCGTTGATTCGGGCCAATTCAATATTGTGCGCAGCAAATCCGTCGGTCTTGTCCAGAAGTAGTCCCATACCGATGAGCATGGTGCCGCTCATTAAGGTCATCACGAATATCGGGCGACGGGCGATGCGCCTGTGGTCGCGGAAGGGGCGCTCAACGAAACGCCAGGTTAGAAACGCGAGCAAGAAACAAAGCGCAATCAATGCCAGGTATGCCGCGGGCGGCAGACTGTCATTGAAGCGCAAGCGGGCAAACGCAAAGACCGGCTGATGCCAAAGATAAAGGCTGTAACTCCAAAGACCGACCACAACGAAGGGTCTGAACGAAACCCACCGGCCAATCAGTGTGTCGGTTCGGGCAAATGCCAAAAACAAAGCAGTTCCCACTACCGCGGGCAACGTCAGCCAGCCCGGATAGGCTTTGGTCTCTGTGATGAGCAGATAGCTCGCTACTATCGCAAACAATCCAAGCGCGGCCAGGTTTTCGCGAATCGACGCGGCTAAGGACTTATCGGCAAGACCGGTGAGGGCAACGATTGCCCCAATCCCAAGTTCCCAGAAACGGCTCGGCAGCAGATAGAAGTTGGCCTCAGGATCGATGCCGGCCAATACGAGCGTGACACTGAAGCTTACGACACAGATTGCGGTTAGGACATTCAGCATCACGGGCGCAGGAAAGCGGCGTGACGCCAGCAGTAGCAGCGGTAGGACGATGTAAAACTGTTCTTCTACGGCCAGTGACCAAGTATGTAGCAGGGGCAAATGGCCAGTAGCTGGCGCGAAATAGCCGGTTTGATCCCAGAGCTGGAAGTTCGAACCAAGCAGATTCGTTGCGTAAAGCCCCTTTCCAAAGCTATTTAGCTCCCGCGGAAGCATCCAGGACAAGGCGAAGACGACCGAAACCGCGCACACGACCGACAACGCGGGTACAAGCCTTCTGGCCCGCCGCTCATAAAAGGAGACCACGCTGAAAGTGCCGCAGCGAATTTCCTGGTGAATGATTGATGTGATTAGAAAACCACTAATGACAAAGAATACGTCAACTCCGACGAATCCGCCTGGGACAAAACCGAAGCCGGCATGAAATAGGAGGACAGGTACTACCGCTAGGGCACGCAGCCCATCAATTTCAGGTCTGTAGTGCATTTGATTATATTCCGTTTGGCAGGCGCCCCTTAGCACGGGCGCCCGCCATAGCGCCATCCCGGGCCGCGTTCACGGATTATCGGTTACCAGATGCGCGTATGGTCTAACATCCGTGTTCTGCTTCGGTCCGCAGCGGTGTGGGAAATGCCCGCTCGGTCCATCGCCCACTGGTCAGGGATCCGGATTCTACGCGCATCTTCATAGTGACATTCGCCGGCTGGCTTTACTTCGTCGTCACGCCGAGGTGGGGCGCACCACCCTCATTCGACCAGCACGAGCAGGGCACCCCTGCAGGGCCGGTGCCATACGGACACACTACCTTGGGCGTCGTGCACTGCCTGGGACTTTCCGTCGAACTCATTTGCGAAGTGGCCGTACCGGACTTGGCGGAGACGAGCGGGGTCTCCGCGGGTGCAACCGTTTCGCTGCAAGACGACGCAAGCAACTGAAGTAAAACGACAAGTGAGACAGGGACAAAGTTTCTCATGTTCTTTGGCATATGCCGCTTCACGCGAGCATTCAAGAGTTTTCAGTGTTGCTGGGTTGCACCATAGCAACGATCGGCCTCCGCTGCTCGGACTGTTGTCCGGCCACATGTCTGCGTCTCAAAGTGCCTATCCGCGCGGGAGCGCCATGGCCTGCCTATTTAGAAGAGGCAACTGTAAATTGAAGTTCACCCCGGCATCCCTCCAACCTGCGCCGCCGTCACCGGCTTACCGCCCATCATCTCCGCAACATTCTGCTCCCGCTTCAGCTCCAGCTCCGCGTCGATCTGGTAGCGCTTCAGCGTGCCCTGCTGCTGGATTTCGGCAAGCTTCAGTTCGCGGTCGATCTCCAGTTTCCGCCGCTCGTTTTCCGCCGAAAGCCGTGCCTTTTCAGCCTCCGCCTGCGCCCGCATCTCCAGCTTCAGCATCTCCGGGTTCGGCTGCTCGGCGGCGGCCCGCATGCGCCGCTCGATCTCCTCCGGCGTCGGCTTGGTGAAGTAGAGCTCGGGCGATTTCAGCCCCGCCGCCTCCACTGATTTGGCAATGCCGTTATAAAGGTTGTCCGGCGAGACATAAGGATTGTCCGGCCCGAGCGTCATCAGGAGCTTCTCCTGCAGTTCCTGGATCAGCTGGATCATCATCATGTCACGCTCGCGCGTGCCGGCGCCGAGCCCCGTATTCACCGTCGCGTCCATCTCCGCGTTCCAGTGGCGCGGGTCGAAGGTCACCCATTTGCCGCGCAGCCGCACGGCGCGCGGCCGGTCCTGGTGCTTTATCGTCAGCCGCAAGAGGCCCTTGAACACGCGCCTCAGGCCCTGCGCAAAGGTGCGCACCATCAGCTCCGTCTGGCCGATCCCCGCCTGTTCGATCAGCGCGGTTGCCCGCGCCGTCATGTTCGTCAGCGCGTCCGGCGCAAGCCCGCTCGAGGCGTCGGAAATGCCCGTGCGGTCCGTCGCCTCCTGGTCGAGATAGGAGAGCATCGCGAAGGATTCCTTGGCGACGAAGGGCACCATCGTGTAGCCCACCGCCGCGCGCGCATCGATCCCCTGGCTCACGCGGATCGGCTGGCCGAATTTCGGGTTGAGCACGGCTTCCGGATTGGCGATCGCGCCTTCCTGCACGATCGGCTGCTGGTTGTTCTGCCAGTAGAGATTGTCCAGCGTCTGGCGCATCAGCACGGTTTTCACCCGCTGGATTTCCGCGAGATCGTCGGTCACCGAGCCGCCCTCGCGCTGGTGCGGCCGCCGCTCGATGATGAGGTCGGCAAAGGGCACCTCGTCCCATTCCTCGTTCGAAAGCAGGTTCTCCTCGCTTGTGCCGCCGGCAAAAACCAGCCGGCGCAGTTCCGCGATCCCGTCGTCGTCGGCGTCGATCGTCACATAGAGCTCGTAATAGTCCACCTCCTCCAGCGCCTTCGGCATCTCGTCCGGCGCCTCGAAGGCATCGCGCCGGCGGGCAAAGCCCTCGTCGTCGCGGCCGCTGTCGCCCGTCGAGGCCGGCAGCCGCTCGATCATGTCGCGGTCGTAGCCCATGGCGATCAGGTCCGAGCGGCGCATGCGCATGGCAATGCCGGTGATCGGGCTGTCCTCGATCGAGATCGCATCCGGATGGATGAGAAATTCCTCGAGCGGCACGGCCGCCAGCCGCGCCGTGCCCCGCTCTGTGCGGCGCCGGATCTTGACGCTGTAGCTCGGCTGCGCCACCGGCGCGGGATGAGGAAAACTGTCGAGCGGTTTTCCGCGCGCATCCCGCTCGAAAGTATGGGGCGCTGCCGCCTCGATCCTTTCGAGCGTCTGCGATTGTTCCAGCACCTCGACGTCGTCGTCGCCGACGAGATGCACCAGCGCCGCCTCGTCGAGGCCCGTATGGGTCGAAACGGCAACCGTCTGCTTCTTCTCGTACCACCAGCGGATCACGCCGTTCCGGAGCTTCAGCGCGTCATGCGCCGCATCCTGCACGGCGTCATAGCCGTTGCTCTCCGGAAACACGACGTAATTGACGTAGTCGGTCGCCTGCTCCGCCGCCGCCTCGTCCCCCTCGCCGACCGGCTGGTATTCCACCACCTTGTCGTTGCCGAGAATGGTGCGGATCAGCGAAGGCAGCACCTTCTTGATCGCCGCGCGCACGTCGCGGGAAACCACCTTCGAGCGGTTTGCGTCCGCCGGCACGTCCCGCATCGTGCCGTCATAATATTCCATCGCCTTGATGCGGTCGGTCGCGAGCTCGTCGCGATAGCTTTCGCAGTCCTTCACCAGCTGGCTGACGAGGGCGCACAGGCGTTCATCGGTCATTGCGGCCATCAAAGAACCTTTCGGGCGGTAAAATTCCAGTTCGCGGTGCCGTTGTTCGCCCGCGCATAGCGTTTCATCATCAGCGCGTAGCGCGTGGCGGAGATCAGGCCGTCCCGTTCCTTGACGATGCGGCCGTCCTTGCGTTGCCTGACGTTGCTGCCTATCTTCTGGTCAAACCGGAGTCCGGCTTATGAAGCTCTCGCAGCAAGTGAAACCCATCAGTTATCTTAAGGCGCATGCGCCTGAGATAGTTCGCTCGCTCGCCGAAAATCGCGAGCCGGTCGTGCTGACAGTGCATGGCGAAGCCAAAGCAGTGCTCCAGGACGTTACACAATATGAGGAAACTCAGGAGACGCTCGCCCTGCTGAAAGTATTGGCGCTCACCAACAAACAGGTTGAAGCGGGCAAAGTCCATCCTGCGTCTGAAACGTTCAAGCGAATCCGCCGGCGCATCTCACGACCCTGATGTCTTACCGAATTCTGCCCTGCGAGCCGTGTCTCGTTCCAGCCTAGTCCAGTTTAGGGTGCCGGTCCGTTGGGCGGTGAATCTTAACTGTGAGGATCCACCAAGCCTTCGTCAGAGAACCTTTCGGGCAGTGAAATTCCAGTTCGCGTTGCCGGTGTTCGCCCGCGCATAGCGCTTCATCATCAGCGCGTAGCGCGAGGCGGAGATGAGATCGTCCCGTTCCTTGACGATCCGGCCGTCCTTGCGGTGATAGAGGCGGAATTCATCGAACCATTCGGTTGCGGTGGAAAACACCTTCCAGCGTCCGGTCTGCATCCGGGCGAGCATGTCGGAGAGCCCCGCTTCCACGCCGTTGGTGCCGTCGTCGAAGGTCGCGCGCTCGGGCAGCAGTGCCAGTCCCTGTGCGCGGTATTGCGCCGCAAGCTGGTTACCGCTGCCCTTGTCGTGCTGCAGGCCGTCATGCGGCCAGGCGAAGGGAAGCCATCCGCCCCAGGGCCGCAGGGCCGCCGCATGGATGATCGGCGTCGCCTCCCGCTCGCGATAGATCCTGGTTATGTAGAAGACGTCCGCGTCCCGGTCCCAGGCGCAAGCCGCGGCGGCAAAGGGGTGGTCCCAGCCGAAGTCGAGCCCGCCGATCTGCGCCCAATGTTTCGGGATGTCGAACGGCTCGACGCGGATGCTCTCCTCGGTCACCGGGAATATGCGGCCCGAGCCGAGCGACGGAATGCCTTTCGTGCGCGCCTCCCGCTCATGCGCGGGATAGCTGGCGATGATCCGGGCCCGCTCCTTGGGCGTATAGTGCTCCGCATCCTCGATCGTCATGGTGATGATCTCGCGGTCCGGCGATTTTTCCATGAGGAAGCGCGCCACAACGGCGCTCAGGCCCTTGAGCGGCGTGAAGGTCACGGCGATCGAGCCGCCCGTCGCATTGGTGCGGGTGATGCCCTCGAAATAGACGTCCTCCGGCGGCTCCTCGTCGAACCAGACGTAATCCACCGTGTTCGCCTGCCACTTGCCGCGCCCCTGCTCGTAGGCCTTGAAGAGCAGCGTCGAGGTGCCGCCCGTTTCGTGCCGCACGGTGACGCTGTCGAGCGCGCCGGAAGCGCCGGAGCGCCGCGTCGTCTGAACGATCGTCGCCTTTGGAATGAAGCCTGTTCCCCACTCCTCCTCGCTGAGCGGCGGCCCGACGAGCAGCCGCTGCACGCCGTCGCGGGTCAGCTCGTGAGATTCCGAGCCTGCCAGCATCACGATCGGCTTGTCGAAGCGCCTGCCCTTCCACCAGTCCGGGTAGCGCCCGGTCAGGTGCATGGCCGCTTCGGCCGCACCGGCCAGCGTCTTGCCAAGCTGGTTGCCGGCCATGAACAGCCGCTCGCGGTAGTCCGCGCCGGCCGCATGGAAGTCGTGCTGCTTGCTGTAGGGCCTGTAGCCGGCAATGAGGTTGGTCCGCCGCCGCCGGTCGAGCTCCGCCATCAGCGCCGCCTGCTCCCTGAGCATGGCGGAAAGCTCCGGCGCCATCGGGCCGCCCTCCGCCTCCCTTCGCTTCGCCATCCGCCGTCCTCGCCTTGATTGGCCGATCCCGGATAGCCCGTCCCGCCGGCGCCGGCAGGAACATCGCGGTCCCGGGGCCGTTAGGTTCTTCGAGAGGATGCGCCATGCCGAAATTGATAGGATTCATGATCACGCACATGACGGCCGGCTTCCTGATCGGAAGCCTCGCCGCGATCGCGCTCGTCCTGCTGTATCCCGCCCCCGCGGAGGGTCTTCAACCGCTTGCGCTCTGGCTCAAGATCTTCGCCCTCGGAGCCCCCTTCGCCCTCGGCAGCCTCGCGACGGCATTGATGCTCGATGCGGATTCCTGACACATGCGCTGACCAGCACATGGCAAAACATCCTGGACTTCATTGCAACGCCGGGTTCAGGAGCACTGCGCCGCGCGTCTTATTAGACGCGACAGTGCGCGCTCCTGCTGCATCGCCGGGTGGTGGTATGGCAACGCTCACCTCCGTCCCTCTTTCCTGTGCTTGTCACAGGAATCCAGCCAGCCCAAGTCCTTGGGCTGAAAGGCTCTTCCGCGCCGCAGACGCGGCGCTGCTGGATCCCTGTGACAAGCACAGGGATGAGGGCAAAAAAGGATCCGCCAAACCAAATGGCGTTGTCGTGTACTGTGATTAGACGCGCAAAGGTCGCTGTAGCGCTTTGAATCGCTGCATGCCTTTGCCTAACTCTAAGATCGGGATGTTTTGAAGAGGCATGCAGGAGGAGCCGCATCATGATCGAAGGCCATTGCCATTGCAGGGCGGTCCGTATCACCGTCCCCGCGCGTCCGGAAACGCTCGGCGATTGCAATTGCTCGCTCTGCAGCCGGCTCGGGGCGCTCTGGGGCTATTACCCCGCCGACGAGGTCACGATCAGCGATCCGCAGAAAAAGCTGGTTGGTTACGTGCAGGGTGAGCGAACGCTGACCGCGCATCACTGCAGCACCTGCGGCTGCACGACCCATTGGTCGCCGATCGGCCGCTCATCCTCGCGGATCGGCGTCAACATGCGCATGTTCGACCGCTCCGTCTGGGAGGACATCCCCCACCGGCTGATCGATGGCGCCAGTTGGTGAGCGATTGCGCCCGTGCCTTCCGCCCCCCCGACATGTACCGGGGGTAACAGCCGGCTCATCCAAAAGGCCCTTCTATCGGCACGTTCTCAAGTGGTTGGGAGCATGGTAGAAACTGGTTAGAGGTGGGAGGAGAAAACATGCCGCGTATTGCAAATCTTTATTTCAGGACAGCCATTATCTTTCTCGTGCTCGGCATCTCGATCGGGCTGCACATGTCGATTTCGGGAAACCACGACGTCACCGGGGCCCATGCGCACGCCAACCTGCTCGGCTGGGTGACCATGGCGATCTTCGGCGGCTATCACGCGCTCAACCCGCAAAAGGCGGCCCGCCGCCTGGCAGCGATCCAGTATGCCGTCTATACCTTCGGCGTCGCCATTCTCATTCCGTCGCTCTATCTCATGCTGTCGGGAAACGCGGCCATGGAGCCGGTCGTCGCCATAGCCTCGCTCATCGCCTTTGCCGGCGTCCTGCTGTTCGCCGTCATCATCTTCTCGCGTGAAGAGCCTGCCAGGGCGGCGGTCTCGCCGGCGCGTTGACAGGTCCTGACCCTAGTTGGCCGCTCCCGAGCGAGTAGAACGCGTCCGCCGCACCGAGCGGCGGGCGCCGGCTTTCTTCGGGTCCAGCAATGGCCGGACCGCCATGTCCAGCACGCGGATCCGCTCGATCAGTTGCTCATCCGAAAGTTCCTCCATGCCGCTGGCGGCAGCTCCGAGGTCCTTCGGCAGGATGGAGGCGACGAGCTTCAGATAGCTCTCCGGCTTCTCCTCTCGAATGCGCGCCACCACGGCCGCGCCATATGCCTCGAAATCCGCCTGAACCGCATCCGCGAAGGCGCCGCCGAGCCGGCCACGCCCGCTTGCCCGCTTCGCTGCGGCCTTGGCCGGCGCCGCGTCCGGCAGATCCGCCGCACAATCCGGGCTTTCCTGGTCCGGCATCGGAACGCTCCTTTGTTTCACCTACAGCGCCGCGCGTCTTATTAGAGCATGATCCGACCGGAGTGAAACGAGGATCGATAAGATCATGCCTCAGAAAGAAAGCGTTAGACGCGCGGCGCTGTAGCACTTTGAATTGCTGCATGTCTTTGTCCTTTAATCGAGGTCGATTAAAGGAGACATGCAGTAACTCCCCTTCACCCGGGCCGGGCGGCCGGCGATGCCGCTTGCTCGCGCAGCGCCTCTTGGCGCCGCTGCAAGGCGAAGGCGCACCGCCGGCCGCATACGGCGCCGCGGCATCTGACGTGAGACGCGCCGGTTCGCCGTAATGCCAAGTCTCGATTTCGTGAACTGTCGGGAGGCGGCAGTCTACAGCGCCGCGCGTCGCCAGAGGCGCAATGGTCGCTGCAACTCTTTGAATGATTGCTTTGTTCTTGCATCCCGTCACTCAAGCGAGAGATGCAGTTCACTGCCCAACGCTACGATGATTGCCGAAGCCGGATGAGGATACAATTCCTATCGTTGATTCAGGGAATAGCCGAGCCGCGCCAATAACTGCTACTGCCACCCCGGCAAAGCCGGGGGAACTCTCACATATGTTTAGCTCGGAATCTCTTTGACATCGGCCAGAGAGTAGCTGGTACTCCGCCCTCCGCTTGCTTCCCGAATGAGAATTCCGCGTGCCACGAGGTCGTTGATGTCGCGCAGGGCGGTATCCGGTGAGGTCAGCGTTAGTTTGGCCCACTTGGACGACGTCAATCTGCCCTCAAAGCCCTCGAGAAGTCGATTGACGACCTTGCGCTGGCGCTCACTAAGCGGCTGGCCGGCGTGCGCTTCCCAGAAACGCGCCTTGCGGAGCACATTAGCGAGAATTTTTTCGGCCCCGTCAAAGGCACGATTGAGGCAGCCGAGAAACCACAGAAGCCAGCCGGTGATGTCGAGATCGCCCTTCTGTGTCGTCTCGAGGATGCTGTAGTAGTCCTTCCTCTCCTGGCGAATCTGCGCGGACATACTGTAGAAGCGCTGCGAAGTGCCTTCCGACCTGGCGAGCGCCATATCGGCGATAGCGCGCGCAATGCGGCCATTGCCATCCTCGAAAGGGTGTATGGTAACAAACCACAAATGCGCGATCGCAGCTTTCAGGACCGGGTCATGTGATGCTTGTCCGTTGAACCAAGAAACAAATGCAGCCATCTCTTCTGGAAGTCGTTCGCCTGCAGGCGCCTCGAAATGGACCCTCTCTCGTCCCATCGGCCCATAGACCACCTGCATTGGGCCAGAACTTTCATCGCGCCAAGCACCCACAATGACTCTGGTCATACCGCTGCGGCCGGTCGGAAACAGCGCGGCATGCCAAGCAAACAGCCGCTCATCGGAAAGCGGAGCCTCATAGTTCTGGGTGGCGTCCAGCATCATCGCAACGACGCCCTCGACGTGGCGGTCGGCAGGAGCGAGCGCACCAATATCGAGGCCGAGCCGGCGGGCAATGGAGGAGCGGACCTGCTCCTTGTCGAGAAACTCGCCCTCTATCTCGCTGGATTTCACAACGTCCTCAGTCAGCGTGTACAGAACTGCTTCAGCGCGAAAATCAAAACCCAGCGCTTCCATCCGCCCGAGTAGGCGCCCTTGCTGATGTCGGACCGCCGCTAGCGGCCCTGCCAGAGCATCGTTACTCCAGCCAAATCCCGGCCAGCCATTCAGGTTGTGAATAAAGCTCAACATTCTCCGCGTCCTTTGCGGTGAATATGGCTTTTAATCTCCGCGCCCGCAATTGGATTCTCCGCATTTATCGCGGAGAAAAATGGCCATTTTCACCGCAAAGGTATCCACCTCAAACCGAATTTCTATCTCCACGGCGCTGAGAAGACCCGCGCGCGGGCCAACAACCTTGTAGCGGTTCCCGTTGATACAATATGCGATCCTTGAAACACGGAATGAGAACATCGCGTCGTCGTCAGAGGATCTTCGAGGAGCGAGATCTTGATACCGTCGACCTTGGAGGGGAACAGTGCCGGTTTCCGTGCGACGCTCGATCCGACCGTGCCGCTCGCCGGGCTGATCTTCCGCGCCCCGACGCAGTACTACAAGACCCCATCGCCTCGGCGATGCCTAGGCCAAGACTGGCGAGATAGCGGCGAAGCGAGAGATGCCGTTGGCTGCCCAACGCTACGTTGATTGTCGAAGCCGGATGAGGATACAATTCCTATCGTTGATTTAAGGAATAACCGAGCCGCGCCAATTGTGCAAGCGTCGCGTGTAATGCGGGCCGGCGATTTTCCGTTTAGCCACAGCTTTATACTGCTCCGCGTGCCCCAACCCGCTAAGCAGGATCGGTCCCATGGTTTTGCCTACAAGGCGCGCCGCGCCGTAAATGCCGTTGCTGTACAAGTGTATATTATAAAACGCTTGCACGAGAGCCGCCGCCTTGGTTCAATCAGATGGCCGATGCGAAAATGCGCGGCATCGTCCGATGGAAGAGTGCCTCCGACAGTAAGCGCGGCGGAACCATCGGACGAATTGCTGATACTCGACTGCCGTTCGCCCGCGTGCGGTGGTGTTATACTTGAAGTCCCGGTGGCCGGCCAAAAGCCAGCGGCCTGTTTGAACAGATTGTCAAAAACGCTGCTTGCTGCAGCAGATTTTAGAACTGAACCATAAACCCCGCGTCCGGCAGCGTGCCGGGAACCAGAAACTGCCCTCACGCATTGCCTTCGCGGGAAAAGGAGTTTCGCTATGACCAGCCCGTGGATCTTCATTGCCTTCGGATTTCTTGCCGGCGCCACCTTGTTTCTGGCGGCCGCCTGGCGCCAGATGCCGCCCACCGAACAGGTAACCGTGAAGCTCGAGAAGACCGATCGCCTGCAGGGGCCCGCCATTCATGCGTCGTTCCTCCCGGAGCGCTTCGGACCCGACCGTGCGGTCGAATAGGCTCCCGCCAGCGATCGCTCTTGCCTTTCGCCGGCAGTTGCGCAACTACAGAATACGGAACGCTGTACTTCGCGCCGGATTTCTCCGGTGCGATTTTCGAAGGAGGCCGCTGTGAGTGCCGACAAGCCCGACGCCATCATCAAGATCGAGAAGCGATTGAACGGGCGCTGGGCCTTCGTCCTCACTTTTCGCGGCGTCACCTATCCGGCCCAGGGACAATTCGGCAGCCAGATCGAAGCGCAGGCCGCCGCGCACGCCGCCGGCAAGCTTCTCCAGAGAAACGGCTGATCCCCCTTCCCGGCCGGCTGTTCCACGGCGTCAGTTATAGGGCGAGTTGCAGGGACGGCGCGGCCCCTCGAAGGGTTGGAACGTATTATCGTAAGCCCTATAGGAAATATAGCGCTCGCGGCACCAACGCAGATGGGCCCTGGCGAAGTCCTCGATGCTGCGCCGTGGCCTTGGCAAGGGACCGCCGACCGTCGCCCCCGGACCTATGCTGATATCGGGCGCCATGGCGCGGTAGCGTGCGCCGTAATTCGGATAACGCTGCTGCAGGAAATCGCGGTATTCCCGTTCGATGAACAGCTCATGACGGTTGTCGATACAGCTGCCGGAGGGGCAGTCCTGTGCCCGCACAGGACCGATCCCCGTTCCTGCGATCGCCAATACCAGCCAGATGATTGCCGGCATCCTCACGAAACCCGCCTTCCCTCCTGCGCATCGGCACCAGATCGAACCCGATTTTCGGGCAGCACGCCCGGGAATCATATCACACGCCAAAACCCAAGACATGGGAGGACCGGCGAAAGCTGGCCCGCAGCATGGGCTGCTCGTCATTCTCAATGCGAAAGCATGCGCTGCGCCCAAGGATTTCGCAAATGCAATTTGACAACAAAGATAGTCGCTCATATCCGGCCTGCCCATCCTCCGCAGCAGCTGCGCTGCAACTGCTGCGGGTGGACCGGCGACCTTCTTCTGCATCGAGCTTTCCGAAAATCGGTTCCGATTTTCGGGCGCTGCCAGGCCCCCTCACAGATAGGGCGAGATGCACGCCCTGCGCGGCCCATGATAGGGCTGGAAGGTATTGTCGTAAGCGCGATACGAGCGATAGCGCGCGTAGCACCAGCGCGTATGGGCACTGCCGCCTCCACCATAATAGCGCGGCTGCGCCAGCAATCCGCCTATCAGAGCGCCGGCCGCCAGCCCGCCGATGACCGCGCCGAAATTGCTGCCGTGGTGGTGATGGCGGTGACGGTAGCGGTCGCGATAGCTGTAGCGGTGATGGTGGCGGTAATCACGGTACCGGCCGTGTCGATGGTCCCAGCGATAGCAGCCGGGATTGCGGCAACGGCCGTCCTTTCTGTCCTCCCCGCGTTCATAGGGGAACTGCACGCGCTGAACGTCCGTGGCCTCCGTTTTGGCGGCCGGCATGATTGGAAACGCCCCCGCTGGCGGAACGCCGCTCAAGGCGGTTGCCAGCGACAGGGCAAGAATTGCTAACCTCTTCATTGGCTTCACCATTTTCCTTTGCACAGAGTCCCTTCAGCTAGGAAAATGGCCGAACGACGAAATTGTGCCACATCCGGGAGACGATCACGACATGTTGATGGCACGTGATCGAGAATCGATTTCGGCCCCGCGCCTGATGGGAAGGCGCAAAGGCCGCCGTGGCACTCGGGGCCGCGCTGTCCCCATTCTCGATTCTAGGTCGCCTTCAAGAGACAGGAGTCAGGAGAAAATTCCTATTCTTGAATAAAGGAATAATCCCTCTCCCCATGTTCGCGCAAGCCCTTGTCGAACAGAAGGGCATTCAAACCACGCTTTAGCCACAGCAATTGTGGCTCCGGCATCATTCGCAGCCCTTCATAATCCATGACGCAGACATTGAAGACCGTCGTCTTCACCTGCCGCCCCTCGTCGCATTTCAAGAGCACGCCTTCGAGCCGCATCATCGTGTCGGCGGCCCTCCTGGCCTGGCGGTGCCGCGCCTCGCTCGTCTCGCCGGCATGCCCCTGTACGCGGCCGATGACCTGGGCGCGCACTCTCGGAAAGGCTATGCCGGTCAGGTGATAGTAGCGCGTCATCACCGCGGCATAGTCGTCGCCTGCCTGCCGCTGCGCCTCGGTGATCCGCCCGTCGAGAAAGAGCCGGCCGAGCGTATAGCCGGCAAAGGCGCTGCTCGTCTCGAGCCCGTGCATGCGCTTGCGCGCCGCAAGCGCCACGGCCATCGCCTCCTTTTCGTTTTCCCGCCTCGACCATTCCGGCTTGATCTTGCCGCAGGCGAAGCGTTCGGCATCGGCCTTGCGCGGGCGGCCGAGTTGCGCCTTGCGTTTCGCGCGCAGCTTCTGGGCCTTGCTCATCATCGGACTATCCTTTCAATTTCGGGAGAAAGCTCGGGGATCCGCGGCGGCACGGACATGATTCCGTTTCTCCGCTGCCGTCCGCAAGCCGCTGAAGGAGGAGAATTAATCGGAGTGACCGGTCGCGGATTTCACCACGGAAAGCACCGAGGTGTGATCGCGCCGGAAGATGCGGCCGATGCGCGGCAACGACAGGTCCGGGCGGCTTTCGTAGACCGCCCGCATGCAGGCATGCCGGGGCTTCACCAGCCGGCGTTCGCGGCGCACGCTGATGACGTCCTCCCAGGTCACGCCCGGAAAATCCGCGAGCACGCCTGCAATGATCGTGTCGATGGATGGCCTTTCTTCGGTCCGGTCCGCATCGACCCCATCGGATTGCCGCCCCGCCAGCAGCGCTTTCGCCTGCGCCAGCAGGCGCGCCTCCGCATCGGCGAGATCGGTCTCCAGCATCGCGATCCGCCGCGCCTTGGCGGCGTTGTCGGCGGTGAGTTCCGAAAGCTCGGACCGAAGTTCCGCCATCGCGGCCGATCGGCCGCCTCCGTCCCCGGCGCGGACCAGCCGTTCTCGCACCGCCCGATAGTGCCGCTGCTGCCTTGCACTTTGCGAATTCTCCATGCACTCACTCCTTGGATATTGAAGCATTCACCCGCGCCACCAGCCGCAAGACGTAGTCCCGCAAACCGGCGAGCGACCGCCAGGAGGTCTTCAGCGACCTCGCCGTTAAATGACATCCTCGGTGTTGCAATGTCAACATGATTTATGTTATATGTGTTGCTATGTTCCATGTTATGAGCGAAAAAGCTGACAGGTTGCGCCAGGCGCGCATTAGAGCGGGCTTCCGCTTTGCCTCCGATGCGGCGAACGCCCTCGGCGTCGTCGCCTCCACCTATCGCGCCCACGAAAATGGCCAGAACGATTTCGACCTCGACGAAGCCGACTTTTATGGGCGCAAGTTCAACGTCGATCCCTACTGGCTCATGACGGGGCGCAATCAGGCGAATGGCGGCGCGACACCCCCTCCCAATACGGCGGACGTCGGACCGCCGAATGCAAAGGTCCGCGCCAAAGTGATCGGCCAGGGCAAGAAAATCCCCGTCTTCGGCCAGGCGGTCGGCGGGGTCGATGGTGAATTCCTGATGAATGGCAGTGTATTGTACGAAGTCATGGCTCCGCCGATTCTCTCGGATATATCAGACGCTTATGCCGTCTGCGTCTCCGGCGATTCCATGTCTCCGCGCTATGAGGACGGGGAAATCTGCTTCGTCGATCCGGGCCGCCGCGTGAAAAAGGGCGACTACGTCATCGCGCAAATTCGCCTTGAGGAAAACGGCGCCCTGCTCGCCTATGTGAAGAAGTTCGTGCGCCACAACAGTTCCGAACTCGTGCTCGAGCAGTTCAATCCCGCCAAGGAACTGCGCTTCGATGCCCGCACCGTCCACTCGGTCCACTACATCGCCCTTGCCGGCAACGCCTGAGGGTGGATCCGCGCTCGCGATTCGCGAGACGCAACACACACGGCCCCGGTTGCAACACGCTACGTGTTGACATCTATTGCATCGTCGTGACATGTTATCGAAGACAACAACACGAAACATGTGGTCGAGCACAAATGTCCATCCCACGCATCAAGGACGATCTCCACGCTCACATAGACGAGCTTTTCAGCGCCGATCTCCGGCAGTCGGGCGACCTGGAAAACCAGGCGGCGCTGGAGGCCTTTCTCGCCTCCACCTATTCCAGCCTCGCATCGCTTGCCTGGCATATGGGCGTCGACGGCAGCGTGCTGCAGCGCGAGGCCGTGCCCGCCGCGGAACTCGTCGGCGACGTCTTTTTCGAACGCAACCGCGCGCGGGAATATTCACCAGGCGGTACGGATCGGACGCAACGCCTCCTCGGCACGCACAATCACCGCCAGCAGTTCGGAGGCACGTTTCGATGA